AAGGTATCGATAAGAAAGGTCTTATAATGTCTGGTTTTGATTATAATGACAAGTATTTTTCCTTAGCGTAAATAATAATGAATAGTAAAAACAAAAGTATATATGCTTCTTTACCAATAATACGCATTTTGAAGTTTTCTGGCAATTGAGATATTATTTTTTCAAGGATGGTTGTGTTAAACATTAAGGCAACAATCAATACTACTATGATGGAACTTTTCGCAATTTCAAAATCAAATATTGATGATGACGAATTAGGTGAAGAATTATATTTTAGATGATTAAAATCATCATTCGGTTGTTGAGAAACATATTGTTGTTCGATAATCTGTGGCATTTCATAAATTGGGTCTTGTATAATGGGTTCTTCTTCTGGTTGTTTATATTTCTCAAACTCTTTTAATACTGTATTTACAGAAGGATCATCAGTTATCGAATTATTTTCACCAGATGTCTTAAGTGGTAGATTTTGTAAAGGTGTCGACATTTGTATTGTTTCAGTGTTCATTGGAATTGACGCCATGTTTCTTTTATACTAAAAGATAATATCAAAATAAGAACTATGAAAACGCATTTTAGATTTTATTTATAGGTGAATCAGATTCACTATATGGTAAAAGAACATTTTCTTTATCTTCACATTCAACGACATAAGGTTCGTATTCAAAACATTTGTCTTCTATTTTGAAAACTTTCCCAATAAACTCGTCTGGATGTGGTGCAAAATATTGAATACAATTATCTTTGCAAACCTTTTTAAAAAGGACAGAAATTCCAAGTCCACATAAAAAACTGAAAAGAAAATTACCGATACTAGTGTTCATTAAATTATATACAATAGTATTTGTAATATCGCGTTTCATCTTTTTCAAAAGGAACCTCTAAAAAACAAAAATATTATATTATTGGTTGTTTAATAACTTTGCTGGTACATTTTACATTTTTGGATTTAACTTTGTAACAATCTCCACTAAGACCTTGATAAACCAAATTTTCTGCATTGAATGGGTTTGGATATTTGATAATTTTGGTTTTTTCTAATGATTTCAAATTTGTGACAATAAACCCAGTTACCAAACCAATAAAGAAGAATATCAAACTAAACTTCATCTTTTAATAAATAATAATTTTTTATTTATCCTTAATACATCTTTTGGTTTTAACATTGAGTTTCTTACCTGGTGGACATTTTAATACCCTAGTTATAATATGATAAATATATTTTCTAGCATCATCAATATCATCATGTGTAAAATCTTTTTCTGTAGGAAATTTACCATATTTGATATAGTATATAAAATACATAATTGTAAAAACCCCACAGTTCTCTACATCATCAAGTTCTTGCAATATTGGATTTTCAGCAGTAAATACATAGTCGTATTCTATCTTTGTTAAATTAGGACGTTTATCAACTAACCAATCTATTAAAAAATGTATATTTTCTGCAACATCTTGATATTCATTACCATAAGGATCTAGTATATAGATAACTTGTTTAAAAGGATCAATGATACCAGAAATCCAATGTGAGTTATCTATATTGATAGGGATAATAACCTTTTTGTTGTTCCAATCAGTGTCTATATTTTTCAAATATCCTTGTAAAAGGTCATCTAAATCTTCTTCTTTTTCTCTCATTATACTGAAATCATAATACAATTCTGCATTTAATAAGACAAATTTATTATTGAGTTCTTCGTCTTTAATAAGCTTTTCAAGAAACAAATTTAAAGTAATACTTGATAATTGACCGTCTAAAATGGCATCAGCGTCATCATTGTCAAATGCTACAACTTGACCATAAAACGTACGTACAAATGCATCTTTTTGTTTTTTCCAAAATTTGGTATCATCTTTATGATCTTTGTCATCTAATTGCCAAAATTTGTCTTGTTTTGGGACATCAATATTAGAAGGCATTTCTTTAGGTAATTGGACTATTCGAGGATTTTCTTTTTGTTTGGAAATAATACCGGTATCAAGTTTTTTGTTACGAGTAATATCGAATGTGAAAATATCTTCAATTGGTTTATATGTGAATTGTTTTCCAAGTATTTTGTACAAAGCTTCCTGAGATGGTTTCTTTTCATAATTTTTGATTAATTCTTGTTTTTCTTTCAAAAAGACTTCATATTCGTTATTTTGTATATTTCTTAGTGATTCAAAATTTTCCAAATAATACCTATATTTTTCATTTATTTCATTTTGTTTTTGTTTAACTTCTTCATCATATTTCATCAATTGAGATTTGACATGATCAATTGACTTTCTTTCGTGAATATGATCAAAAATAGAATCTAATATATCATAAGAGTCGATTGTCATAATCAATCAAAATCTATAATATAACTATAAAAAAATTAAAGGGTTTAGGTTTTAATATTTTCATCTTCAAAGATTCCTTTATAATACTCATCAATATTGTTATCGCCTCCGTGTTGTTCTTCGTAGAATGTGCGTGGGACATATTTTAAAACTGTTTTTGGTTTTTGACATTCGTTTTGTTGACTATAATATCCTTGTAAAACCAAAACAGTTCCTACAAACAAAAGAAATATGGCGAAGCTTTTCATCTATTATAATAAAAAAAGAAAAATAATCAAGGTTTAATTTTACACTTCCTCATTTTTGAGTTCTTTGTTTTCAGTCCAAGGGTCGGTTTTTTCAAGAGCTTCTGCGATATTGTTAACATCTGTGTTATTTGTAGATGAAGAATTAACAGCTTCTTGCTTTCTTTTCTCAAAGACTTCATCTTTGTTTTCCATATTTTCCTTGTATTTTTTCATTAGAGTATTAAGTTGAGTTTCTCCATATTCTTGGTTTTGAAGATCATTTGGATTTGGGGACCACGGGCACCAACATCCAACTTGACCGATGAAAATATCAAATTTATCGTCAATCTTCTTAAGAAATTCTGATCTATTTTTAGCTTCTTCAATTGTGTCAAAAGTTCCTCTTACTTTAATACCACGCATAGTAGTTTGAAAATTATTATCACGATGATAATCTGCTTCAATATCAGAAGAATTTACAGATTTAAAAAACTTGAATTGTTCGTTCATTTCACTAGGGTCATAAAGATAATTATGATTGTTTTGAATAGTTTGAATCATTTCTTGAGAATCGGGAAATTTTGTTTGTAGACCTTCAAAAAGCATCTTCATATCTTGACCAAATTTTTCAATATATTTTGAAAAATAGTAAGATTCTTTGTTTACAATAACATCTTCGGGACTAAGGAACGAAAGAAGTACATAGTTTTGCCCCCTGATTGATTTATCTTCATCTAGATAATCATGTTCCTTTACTGAAACATTTTGCGCTGGTTCCATTTTATAAAATAACTTTATAAAATCTTATATAGTTTTTAAATGATATATCAAAAAAAAATCTTTATAGATATTATAAAGATATAATAAGAAAAATGGAGTATTCATTTGACATGCATGAAGCAGTAGTTCGTTTAATCAAATATTTACTAGAAGGTTTATCTGTTGGACTTGTCGCTTGGGCCATTGCTAAGCCCAAACTTGACACAATGCAACAAATTATGATAATTGCTTTAACTGCCGCAGCAGTGTTTTCTGTCCTTGATGTATTAGCACCCGCTGTATCTGCCGGAGCTAGACAAGGTGCTGGTCTAGGTGCTGGTTTCAAATTAATGGGTTTTCCTTAAATAAATAAATGAATGATATTATTTTTGTAACTTTTCTATATGAGAGATTTATAATAGAGGAGATGGATGAAATTCATATTTCAAATCTTCACATATTTTTTTCCAAATTTGATCTTGAACGTATAACTTTTCTCGACTTTTTAACAATGGAAAATATCTCAAATATTCGTTGAATCCAAGTATTTGAAAAAACTTATATAATACATAACTATATGATAGGAAATTCTTCCTATCTTTTGGACAATGTCTAAGAAAAGGTCCTTGAATGTCTCTAAACATCAAAAAGAGCTTTTCTTCCAACTCCGGTGAAAAATTGGGAGTTGGAATACCGTTTATACGATTTATAATGTAATTTATGTGTTCATAATATTTATTTATTCGAAGTCTTTTCAAAATTTCTCGCATTTTCGAATAGGTAATATTTTTGGTATTAGATATCTTTTCTTTTTTTATTTCATTAAGAATCTTTTCAAAAACCTCGTTTGGAATATCAGTACTTTCTTTCCCCTGTACTTGATTACACCATTCGCGGAAATGGTTAATTCTTTTATAACTGAAATGTGATGTATCTTTCACATTTTGTTTTAATATTGGTCTATTTTGTTCAACTAAAAGTAATTCTTGAAACCCGCATTTTTCACAAATAATAATAGCATCATGTTGAAAACAAGTCATTTGTTCATTACATCTTTTACATAGTTCTAAGCCACTGTTATCAATTTTTTTGATATGATTCTTGTTTGTTATAGTAAGATATTCATCTACCAAATCACTTTTATCTTTAGTTTTAGATTCATGAATTATATCATCATTTTGTTTTTCTATATTATCGCATTTTGAAATGTTATTTAATGCATCTAATATAGTCTTGTTAGTTTGTTTCACAATTGGTTTTGAATGTTTTTTATTACTTTTTGATTGTTTATCAATAAGTTCATAATAATTAAATAGAATATCGCTTGTATTAGTATAATATTCCATTTCATCATACTTTTTCTTGTTATTCTTAATAGAACCATCAAGGGTTTGTATTTCTTCTTTCAAAAATATATTTGAACTCCATATTTCATTATAATTATCATCACTTGTATTTGATTTTGCAATAATATTTTCAATTTGTTTTTGAGCTATCATCAAAGAATTATACATTTTTTCTTGTTCTTTTATGACTTGAATATTTTCTTCAATATTATTTATCATTTTACCATGCATTACATCCAATGTAAATAGTTTTTTGCCATCTTCAGAAACATGTATTCTTTTCTTTGATGTTTTCTCTTTAAACATTAATTTAAGTTGTAGATAAATATTACAGATACATTCTTAAGTATTATATTTTTTTTCTTGTATTATAGTATAAAGAATATAACAATAAAATGGGTGGTGGTCTTCTTCAATTAGTCGCTTATGGCGCTCAAGATGTTTATTTAACCGGTAATCCCCAAATTACCTTTTTCAAAGTTGTTTACCGCAGACATACTAACTTTGCGATAGAATCTATCCAACAAACCTTCAATGGTGTTTCTTCATACGGTTCTCAAATCTCAGTCACTGTTTCACGCAATGGTGATTTAATTAACAGAGCCTATATTCAAGTTAATGTCCCTAAACTCAGCAATTATGATGCTGGATCAACAACTGCTCCCAGCTATGTTAATTACTACGGTCTTCGTCTTCTCAAAGATGTTGTTGTCGAAATTGGTGGACAACAAATTGATAAACATTATGCTGATTGGATGTATATCTGGAATGAACTTTCACTCCCTGTTGGCAAAAAACAAGGTTATGATTTAATGGTTGGTGCCGATGGTGAAGATCTCAGTGCACAAACTACTGATACCAGAATGTTATATATCCCTCTCGAATTTTGGTTCTGCCGCAATGTTGGTCTCGCACTCCCTCTTATTGCTCTCCAATACCACGAAGTCAAATTCAAGATCAATTTCGAATCTATTGACAAATGTATCAATAATTCATCTGGAATCACTGATAACAAATTAGACGCTTCAATGTGGATTGATTATATTTTCCTTGATACCGATGAACGCAGACGTTTCGCACAACTTTCTCACGAATACCTTATTGAACAACTTCAATTCACTGGTCAAGAAAATCTCTCAGTCAGTGGAAATAACAGATACAAACTCAACTTCAATCATCCTTGCAAAGAACTTGTATGGGTTTCCAAAAACAGTGGCATGTCTGCGTGGTACAATTATACCAATGCTGAAAATAAACTAACTGCTGGTACTGTTGGAGTTGATGAAACTGTGACTTATCCTGTACCAGCAACTGGTTCTAATCCTATTACTAATTGCTTACTTCAACTTAATGGAAATGATCGTTTCGCTGTACGTGACGGTTCATATTTCAATTTTGTTCAACCTTACCAACATCACACCAACATCCCTACTAATAAAGGTATCAATGTGTACTCTTTTGCTCTTAAACCCGAAGAACACCAACCTTCCGGTACCCTCAACATGTCACGTATAGACACTGCTGTACTTTCATTAGAAGCTAGATCTGGATATCTTACTGGTCAACAAACTGGAACTTTACA